ACAAGCGTATGATGAAATTACTATTGATACAACTTCAATCGTAAAATTCGGATTACACTTTGACCAAGCAACTATCGCACGTTACTGCGATGAGGCTTCTGCAACTGTGTCAATAGGTGGTGCACCAACTCCATTTATGCAAGAGCACTTAGCAGGCTTAATGGCTGCTATGAATGGTTTCGTTGGTAAGATTGACCAAACATTGTTAGGTCAAGTTACTTGGGGTACAAATGTCGTTACGGGCGCAAACACTGCGGTAACCGTTAACTTTAATGATGACTCTACTGTAAACAACTTCTCTGAGGGTTGGACAAAAGTATTAACTGATTACAGAAGCAATGAGGGTCAAGGTAGACCAATCGTTGTTGGTAGTGGTTTAGTTGACTCTGCATACATTCAATCTTTGAATCCTGCAATGACTCAATACGCTACGTTAAACAACGCGGCTGCTGCAAGTAACATTGATTACTACCACGATATCTATTCAGGTACATCTTGGGGATCAAATCAATTTGCAGTATTGATGCCTGGAACTTTTGGTATTGTTGAATTAGACCGTTACAAAGGATTCAGAGCTCAACAACTTGGTTTATCTACATTCTGGAACATGGCAATGCCATTTGAAATGCCAGGAAGTGAGGGTACTTTAGGTATGTTAAACATCGATTTTCAATTAAGAGAGATTGACTGCCCTACTGAAACCACAGTTGGTTACGAATCTGCAACACTTGGAGCAGGATATTCTTTGATTATGTCTAAGAGATTTGCATTATGGCAAGTGCCAAGTGATGCTTACTTAGCATCTGACAGATTAACTGGCAACAATGGTTCATTACGTTACACCGCAACTAACTCTTAATAAATGAGTTGTTTTGACGGAATCGTAAAACTCAACGGTTGCTCAATTACAGAGGTGCCGCAGGCTGTTTATTCTTTAAACAGCCTGCCAGGCATTTCATTAAAATCATTTGAGCAAGTAGCCAATAGTGAGCAACAAAACTACATTGGCGTATGGAATGCTATCAATGAACGTGCTGAGGCGCGAATGAAGAATCAAATTATATCGTACATGTCAACCCGTTACGATATTAAAAGAGTGCGTAGGACAGTCGATGTGTTTGGAGATGATGAATTACCCTCAACAAGTAACGATTTATTCAAGGGCATCGTTATAAATTCGGCTTACACACTTGTTGACAATTGGAAGATTAGCCCATTGCAAACAACAACGGTTGACAAAATAAGATTTTACAAGTCGGCAACCACAACTGCAACGACAATTGATGTAAAGTTTTTTAATTACTTATCTAAGGAAGTACTATTCACTAAGACCTTAACCGTAGCAAATATGGCTAATGGTTGGAATGAATTCTCTATACTAAAACAATTCGATTGCGCTATTTTGGCCATCGGATTTTTAGACACAAACATTAACGGTGTTACTTATTCAACTACCGATTCAGATACGTTTTTTGCAAGTTGTTTTAGCGCTTATTATGATTGCGGAACATGCGGTCAAATCAATGGCTTTGTGTCATCAAATTCAAGCGCAAACGGAACATTAACATACAACACTATTGCTGACTCATTACAAGTACTATTAACGCTTGGATGCAGTTACGATTCTGCGGTGTGCTCAAATAGATTGCTGTTTGCTGAGGCGTATTGGTATGCATTAGGCATCGAGTTTATGACTGAGCGTTTATATTCTGAGCGCACAAACTTTTATACAACGGTTAAACGTGAGGAGGCTAACGAGTTATTAGCACTTTATACCACACGTTATGAGGAAGCAATTAAGAACGCATTAGGCGGCATCAAATTAGAATGTGATGCATGTTTAGAATGTAACAGTCAAATACAAGTGTTTACTCAGCTACCTTAATGGATATAACCTCTAACATACCATTTGTGATTGGCAATATACTTGCAAAGTTTCGAGAACTTGGAAACCCAGAAACGGTTTCAAGGGCTGCGGCTATTGCGGTGCTGCCTGAATTGCGTTATCGCATTCACGTAGATGGCAAGAATTCAAACGGTGGTGCAATCGGAACTTATAGCAATAGTTATTTAAAGATTCGTGAGCGTGAGAATAGAGGAACAAGCACTAAGGTAATCATATCGTTAAAGCGCCAACTTGAAAATGGGTACACAGTAAAAGCTACCGAGAAAGGTTACACAATAGGCAACACATCGCCCGACAACGAAGAGATAATCGGTCACTTAACTGAAAAGTATGGCGACATTTGGCAGCTAACAGAACGTGAGCTTGAGATGACTCAAATCGTTGCGCAAGAAACCGCTTTATTAATAATGAACAAATGAATTTAAAGCAAGTAATAACCGAAATTGACAACGCTATTATCGCAGCGTTACCATTAACACCTAACAAGGCGTTTGGGCTTGCTGAATTTTATTACGATGGCGAGAAGCGTTATCCTGGCATTAACATTAATGGCGAAGTAACTAACTGTTTATTGCAGGATCAATACGCAATTAGTTGGTATCATCGTTCGGAGTCATCACGACTAACAGTAATTGAAAATAATTTTGGTGACAAGATGGATAAGGTAGAGGAAACAACACCAGTTACGCTTGTCATTTATGCAAATAAAACATTAACATCGCAAACAATTAAGGATATATTTGTTTCGGCTATTCCCAGTGTGTTAAGTAAATTAGTGTGTGAGAGCATTAACGTATTTGATTGCACATTCGAGTTAACGGAAACCGAAATGAATTCAACTTTAGTGTTTCGCGAGGAATGTTCAATCCCCGATGTGAGAGTCGGTCTAAACCATGGACTGCTTGCAGTTCGATACGAAATCAAACAAACATATCGCAGAGGCTGCACAGTCATCTGTGAATGCTAAAAACAAATAATCATGGCATATTATCCATCGGGTTGTGATGAAAACATTACCGCCCACACTTGTGGAACTTGTGGCGTTGAGTTATCGCGCGTAAGAGGAACTGCATTTATAAATAAAAGCTATTACCCAACATTATCTACTGACTTCGAAGATGAAGCGTTGTGGAATGCGGGCATAGCATCAGGCGCAATCATTGTTTACCCTGAAACACAAGGCGAATTTGATGGTGGAACACCTAACATGGGCCAAGGTTATGGCGATACAGAAGAGAGTTTAAATTCTTACACTTTCTTATTGTCATTCAAAGACCCTAACTATGTAGGCAACCGTAATCATTACAATAGCGTTAAGGGCTCACGTAATTTTCACGTAGCTTTCAGAAGTGAAACAGTGCTTGCCATTAGTGATGAGCCTTGCACAATCGTACCAAAGAATCCAATTGCTAACGACTTAAAAGTTGAGCGCACTTGGGATGTAGAAGTTAAATGGACATCTGACAACTTCCCTGAAGAGTCAGCTATTCCTGCTAACTTGTTTACTTGTTACGTAGTTTAATCATTGGCGGTAACACCCCGTAAGGTGGCCGCCTTTAATACTTTAAAATAATGGCATTCTATCCATCTAATTGCAATACTATTGAAAGTCATTTTGCTTGCGGCTTAAGCGGAAGCGGTGAATGCACAAGCATCGAGCTTGCACGCGTTCGTTCGGTAGCATTGATTCACAAAACATTTTACCAACAGTTAATGACTGACCCCGAATCGAGTTTGATTTGGCAAACGGGCATCACTGCCGGAATGATTATCGTGTTGCCACAAACACATGGCGAGTATAATGGTGGTAGTCCTATCGTTGGGCGTGGCTTTGGGTGGTCAGATGAAACATTGATTGCCTATAACTTTGAAGTAAATTATAAAGACCCCGATTACGTTTCTAACTTACCACATTACAATTCGATTACGGGAAGCCGAAACTTTTACTTAGCATTTTGCTCAGAAACATTGATGAGAATATCACAAAGACCAGGCACATTGATTGCAAGTAATCCCGTTGCAAATTCATTAAAGGATGAGGTAAACTTTGTATTGAATTACAAGTGGATACACGATAAGATGCCATTGGAGTTTAGCATTCCAGATGGCGTATTTGTTTGCGCTCCATCGGTTGTTTATGGTGCAAGTTTCGATAATAGTTTTGATGAATCATTTGATATACCTTAGACATGGCACAAAAGAATAGGGCAAACATGCTCACAGATATTGTAAGTAATATCTACAACAATTTAATAAACTTTATAACGGGGCAAAACGCGCAAGATAGGTTTGTAAACTTGCTCGATAGCAGCCCAAATATATTAAGTGATGCAAGTCAAGCAAATGGCTATGTGTCAACCGATGCAAACAATGAAATGTTTTCAAGCTATTACGATGAGGAGATTTCAAGAGCTGATTTAATTAGTGACTTGACTGCTAACTTAGCGGTTGGTGGAAAGTTTTACAGAATAAATGATGCAGTTGGAACAACTATAACATTGTTGGTTACTGCCGAAAGCAATATAAATTTATATCCATTTGGCATCGATGCCACAACGGGCGAAATAGGCACATACGACATCACAACCGATGTGTTTTCGCCAATCGTTAGTAGCGCACAAACATTATCAGATACTTTAATATTAGGCAACACTTCGGGCGCAAACGATATTGAGTTCGATGCTACACAAGGTTTGTTATTTGACAACGCATCAAGGTTAAGAGAGGGCACAATTGATGCGGGGCTTGGAGGATTAAAAGGAATTGCTCAAATATGTGGTGCTGGTTATGAGTTAAAGTGGGAGAATGGGAGGTTGTATGTGATGGGCAGTTCGGGAAACACCATTAGACAATCTTTGTATAATTTGACCACAACTCCAACGGTTACCGATGATGACACATTAGGATATTCAGTTGGCTCATTGTGGACATTGGATGATGGAACTGTTTATGTTTGCAGCGATGCAACTACGGGAGCTGCGGTGTGGGCAATCGGTGGCATACCAACAATCCAACAAGTGTTAGATGCGGGGAATGTATCGACAACGGGATTGAGGATAGAAGATGGAGCAGGTAATGAAGTTACAATTGCGGATTATTACGTGCAGATTTTAAACCCATTAGGCGGTGTAGCAGTTATTAGTTCACCAACATTAGATGAAAATGTTACCTTTGAACTGCCAGACAAACCCGCAGGCACAGAAACCTTTGCAATGTTGAGTGATGTTACAAGCCTTGTTGCATCAGTTAGTTCTGGAACAAATATAAGCGTTGATAATACCGATCCTGCAAACCCTATTATAAATTCATTAGCCGATAGATATTCAACCTCATCGGTAACAAGTAATACTATTAGCAACGGTGCTAAAACATTCACAGTTGATGCCGATTTAGCTTACATTCCTTTGCAAGAGGTATTGATAGTTTATGACCCATCAAACCACATGCACGCAGAGGTTACAAGTTATTCAGGCACAACGCTTGTTGTTGATGTTAATCATCATACTGGTAGTGGAACTTTCGCTTCGTGGGTTATTAATTTAGATGGAATTCCAGTTGATGCAATTACGGGTGTTGGAACTGCTAATCAAATAGCTTACTTTACAAGTGGTCAAGTAATAGCATCGTTAGATACTGCAACCTATCCAAGTTTAACAGAATTATCAAGGGTTAAAGGTGTAGGTAGTCAAGTTGTAGGAACAACAGACACAAACACATTAACAAACAAGCGCATAACTGCAAGAACTGGCACAACAACAAGTTCGGCAACACCAACAATTAACACAGACAATGTTGACTTTTATTCATTAACCGCACAAACAGTTGACATAACATCATTTACAACTAACTTAAGCGGAACACCAACAGAGGGGCAAACATTGTGGATTGCAATTACGGGAACTGCGGCAAGGGCAATAACTTGGGGTGCAAGTTTTGAAGCTTCAACTATTGCATTACCTACAACAACGGTAACTACGGCAAGGTTAGATGTGGCATTTATTTGGAACGCAGTAACAAGCAAGTGGAGGTGCGTGGGTGTAGCATAATGGGACTACCATCATTTATATTGCCAATAATGGGAAAAGGCGGTTACCTACCTTTAACAAAGGCATGGATAGCAGCAACTGGCGAAACCGATACAACTATTTTAAATGCTTTAAACACATTTGAAGCAGGATTGATTGCTAATAGTTTGACTGGAAAGTTTAATGCTTTATATCCATTTGTAGGAGGCACATCAACAAAGCACTCTTACAATTTTATGAATACATCGTTGTATAATCTTTCATTTAACGGAGGTTGGACACATTCAGCAAATGGGGCATTACCAAATGGAACAAATGGATATGCAAATACTGGTTACAATATAAATTTACTATCGCAAAACGACACCCATATATCTTACTATTCAAGAACAAGCAATACAACAAACGCAATTGACATGGGAGCAACTGGTGGTGCATTGCAAGATTTTACATATTTATCTCTTAGGTCTGCATCGGTGGGGATAGCAGTTGTTAATGCACTATCAACAAGTTTTTTAAGCGAGGCTGCATTTACAGATACACTTGCGCTTGGAATAGCAACAAGAACGACTTCAACAAATACAAAATTATTTAGAAGAACAACTAAAACGGAGTCAAACTTATTAAATTCGGTAAATAATTTTCCATCACAAAATATATATATTGGATCAAGAAATGCAAATGGAACTGCTCTGGGTTTTACAAATAGACAATGTGCTTTTGCAAGTATCGGAACTGGATTTAGCGATGCAGAGGCAAATACATTTTATACATTAGTACAAGCAATGCAAACAAGTTTATCAAGAGCAGTATGAAGCTAACAGAACTAACAGAAGAAGAAAAGTTAACCTACGTAGGATTACTTACGGAGTTGCAAAAAAACCAATTAGTAGGGCAGTTATATGCTCCCGATTCTTATTATAATCCTATTCAAGATTTAAACGATAATTATATAATTTCGGTTGAAGAAATTGAGCAAACAATAACACTTAAATTTATTTGGGTAAAAGAATTACCTTTGATACCTTATACTCCAAAACAATATAACGAAATTTAAATTATGATACACTCCCAACATCCCGACAATAGTATTTTAGTCATCATTACAAGCATTATAATTCAAGCAGGAGTGTGGACATCAGATTGGTTTGGCAATATGAATTTAACTGGTATTTATGACACGATATATGACTTCGCTAAACTTGGTGCATTAGTAGTTTCAATGTGGGCTTCTTATCGTGTAGCCAAGAAAAACAAGAATGACTAATCAAGAAATTGTAGCATTAAAGCCTTTGATATTAGTTTTATTCGTTTTGTTTTTTTACCTAATTGCGATGCTTTACCAATACCGAGCAATAGCCAAGAATGTAGGTAGATTTTTTAAAGGCGGTGTTGTTGCGTTGTTGGTAATGCTTGGCATCATTGATGAGCAAAAATAGTTTACTTATACATCCTAACACTATACTTAATTGCCTTGATAATGTCGCAATGATACCAGATTGTTTCATTATCAATTAACATACAAGTATGCCCCATCATAGCATATTCAAACCTATCTTTATCAATAGGATATTCTTTTAGCAAATCTTCTATTTCTGCTTTGATAAAACCATATTCATACTTGGTTTTGTAGTTGTTGACTCTTTCTGCAATGCTCATAATTACTCTTTGTTTTCGGGAAAATATTGTTTTAATTTTTCAGCGTAATCTTTAAAAAATATAAAGATAAATTCAGTTATTTCTAACTTGCTTAACAACTCATTGTCATCGGTAAACACAATAACAGTAGTATTTTCCATCGTTTCTTTTTTACCTTTTTTTATAAGTGTTTTAGTGCTATAAAAAAACTTTATTCTCACTTCTTTAACATCGAAAACAAACACCTCATCATTGTATTCGTTAGTTGGAATGTCAATGTAATCTAACAAATCTTTGTCAAATTCTTTATCAAAAATAGGGTGTATGCAATCCATTATAATGAATGATGTATTATCCATTATCTGCATTATTAGTGGTTAGTGAGTGATTAATAATGCACTCATTTATTACTTTTCTATCTTCGTAATAGTTAAACATTATAAAACCGCTAATACCTTGCTGAAAATTAATCTGCACCCAAGCAGAAGATGGGCTTAATGCAGGATAGTTATAGTAATTAAATCTTTGCGCAGTTGAATTATCAAACAAATATTGATGTGAGTCTCCTTTGCTGAATTCAATGATTCCTTTTAACCCATTTCTGTCCAAGTAATTATCAATTTTATTTTCTTGAATCTTATCTAATTTCGGTTTAAATCCAAACTTCAAACTAACAGAATCCTTACCGTGACTTAAAACAAAAATGTACTTGCCTACCTTGTAAAATTCAATAAACTTTCGTAAATTAATAACACTAACATTAGGCAGCATCATTTCAATGGCAGTCTTAAATGCAGAATTTACAATGTAGCCAAAGCTACCAGCGTGGTTGTCCTCACATACATTGTGGCAAATAATTTTATCGTAATAAGGAATTAATGATTGAACAAGTTTAATCTTAAATCTTAAGCCAACATCAAACGCTTTTTGGTTATCCATATTTTGTGGCAAATGATGACCTTTTCTAACAGTCTGCCCATCGTAGCCATCAAGAAAATCTCCAAGTTCATCAATGTACAACACTTTTGATTTTCTGTTTGCAATGGTATGCGAAATCATTTTGTCACACATTTTAAAAAGTTCATCCTCATTCCACACACCACCATAAAGTGAGTAGTCTGAAATCATCATAGCAATGTGTGTGTCGGTGTATACTAACCTATCGAATAAGCATTCATTTGCAGATGTATTTTTCTTGTATTCAAATGGCTTGATTTCACCAAATAATTTCTTAAAGTCTATTTCTTCAACCTTAACCTCATCAGGCTTTTTGTAATTAGGATTAACAACGAATAGTGATGCTTCCTTATTTTTAATCCACATATTCTTTGTGGAGGTATTTGGAACATCTAAATTGTTGGTGGCATTATAAATACCCTCGTGTTGGTCCAGTATTCTTTTTTTATGCCTAAAAATATACTTTCTGAATGACCTAACTTTTGCATCCTCCTCTCTGGTTGCATTGGTGTTTAATATTTTAGCAACTATTTCGGAGCAAGCCAAGCCCTGCTGGAGCATTTCAGCTACAACAGAATCGAATTTGTAAAATTCTAATGTAACTTGTGGCATAGGATTTATGGTGTTAATCTAACGATATAGCATTGTCCTGCAATATCTCAAAGAATTTTTCTTGGAATCTCTCTGCTAATTCATATTCTTTGTCGGTTAGGTTGCCATTGTATTTGATTTCATCACGCATAAATTGCTTAAAATCCCACAAAACACAGTACATAGCACTTGACTTTACTGCCAGTTCAAAGTCACCTTTGTCATCAGGTAGATTAAATTTCAATGTTGCTTCCATTGAGCAAAGATAGTGATTTATTTATACAAAAAACAATATCTTGTGCGGTATGATGTTCGGTGTAATGTTCGGTGTAATGTGCGGTGTAATGTGCGGTGTAAATAACAAAGCCCTCACATTTCTGCAAGGGCTATGAACTAACTAACATTGAACAACGCAAAGATAGTAATTTATTTCAAACCCACAACAAGCCAAAGCATAAACATAGCCCCACCAACACACCACGCTGCTATTTTACCTCTCCTTTGCTGCTTTGTTTCTTGTTTACTTACTTTTAACAGTAACGAATCCGTTAGGTTTTCCGCTTTGTAAGTAACTATTAAACTATCCTTAATAGTTGATACCGAATCACACAATTGAAAGGCATTAAACAAGGCAGCATAGCTACTATCCTTAACATTGATTATCTCATCACACAACACGAATACTGTGTCACACTCTTTTGGTAATGTGTGACGCAGTTTTTTCATCAAAGCTATGTTAGTGTTGGTTAATGATATTTCACGTTGTCTAATCGAATCTTTTGCGTTAATAGCAAACTGCAGTCTTTTGTTGACATTCTCCAGTTGATTCAGCAATATTGCCTGCTCAATCCCAAACTGCTTCTTTATCATTTCCGCTTCTAATTTGTAGTCAAATGGAATAGGCTTTGGGTTGTCTTTGGCGCAATGGTTAAGACCTATAATTAATAATAGGCATAGGACTGCAAAGGTTATAAGTTGGTGTTGTTGTTTCATATTGTTGTTGTTAAATTTTAGTAGTGAGGACAAGATTCGAACTTGTATGATAACTTATGAGCAGTCTTAACGGGTCTTTCGAGGTTACTCACGTTATCCTTACTATTAACCTTTATTCATGCGTCTACCATTCCGCCACCTCACTATTTATATTGTTTGTTTTAGCACCCATCACCATCAATAACCGCAGTTCTGGTTGGTTTTTCGGTTGTAAATTTAGTTAAGAATTTAGTATTAATTAATAAAAATGTAGCTGCCAAACCACCCCAAAATGCTTGCTTTAAACTGATTAATCCTTGCGTTTCTGCCAGTGCTAACGATGTTTGAATAAAAGGCAATAGAACGTAAATTAAATAGTCTGCAATCTTCTTCAGTTGCTTGTTGTCGGGGCTTCTGTATTTTTGTTTTAGATTCATAGTTGTTTGATTGCGATATTAGTAGCGTGTATAAGGTAGTTATAGGTAAGGCTACTTCTCGTTTCCAAATAAATTTTTGAAGCAATGACCGACATAGCCTTTATATTTTGTATAAAATTCAATGATTTCCTTTTGCATAAAGTTACCATCATTAAACTTTTTATCATCTAATCCAATGTGTGCCTTTGATAATAACACATTCATTTCATCGTGAATTTCTTTTTTAAATTGTCGTTCACGTTCCAAAATTTTCATTACAACAAGGATGACATTTTCATCTTTTGCAAGTGAGTTGATAATTTCGGATTTTACTACATCATCAGGCAATCCTGAATTGATGATTGATTTTAATTCTTGTAAGTTCATAATTTAACCGTACTACCGCAAATCGTTAATTAATTATTTGCCATTCAAATTTACCTTTAATATTCCATTCCAACAAGGGCATAATCAAATCTATTTTATCTTTCCTGCGAAAATAAACGTGGTCAATCTTGCGACCTCCGATGACAATAAAATCTATTTTGACAAAGGTTATAACCTCCTTGCCATTCGTGTAGCGTGTTCCTCTTGTCATACGATGGTCATTTTCCAGTTGGTTAATTCGTAGTGGGGTAAATCTTTGAACGATTTAAAGTTACCACCCCAAGTCAACTTGTTAGATGCCGATTGCAACATCTCCCAAAACTCTTTGAAATGTTTTGCAGAGTAATCAAGTTCACGTTTACCAACTTTCACAAATGCAATATCGAATGCCCTTGATGGGTAATAATTGTGCGGTGACTGCCCAGCACGAGCATTAGTAATCTTCGGGCGCTTATGATAGTAAACTTCTTGCATTGCATTGTTTCGGTAAGTGCATACAATGATAACGTGAACATCATTGTGAGCAGAATTAAATTGCGCTTCTGCTTTCTTGTAAGCGTTTGCAAGTGTTGGGTGTAGTTCCTCAATCAAACGTGATTCAAAGGGCTTGGTTTCATCTCTGGGTTTCATAGGTTGTTTATTTCGTTTTTAACTTCTTGCCAAAATAACATAGTTGAATAAACTTCAGTTGTAAATGGATTGCTATGCGGATTTGCGTTAATTATTTCTTGAACTGCTATCAATGCACATTGTTTGGCGATTGAAGTGCATAGGATTTCATTGCCGCATTCAGTATCTTCATTCATTAAAATAATTCTATATGAATTTACTAATTCTTCTGCTTTCTCTTTTGCTTCCATTTTAATCAATTTTTAAATTCATTATATCAATATTTAAAGGCACTTGCACACCCTCTACACCATCTTTTTCTGCATAAGGATATAACATATACCCAATAGGAAAAGAACACTTCGGCGCTACTCTAAATGCGTATCCATCGTTAGCCTTGCATTCAATGTAGTAACCCCAATGCAAACGAACTTTAACAAGTTCACCGATTGCGTATCTGCCTAACCGTCGTATAATGCGCTGCCCTTTAATATACGCATAAAAGTATAAAACGCAATAGTTCTCCTCTTTTCTGATGCCTAACCTAATGCTATTCCAGTGATGCCAACCGCGTGAAAATCCAATAACCTTTTGCACTCCTTCGGATTTCGCGAAATGAGAAATAACAAATTCGCACGATAGATTTGTTGGTTTGTAGAGCAGTTTCATTTTTTTAACCATTGCTGCATAAAACCTGCACCGCACACCGCACTTGTTAATGAGGCGCAAAAGGATAAAGTAAAGGTAAGTAACTCGGAATTTCCAAAGAAAACTCCAGTCATTGCGAATTTAACTGCCCAAAAGGACATAAAAAGGGCTGATAATGCCCATAGGATAAGTGATGGTTTTGTTTTCATAGTTTAAAAGTTTTCGGGGTCTAATTCTTCGTTTAATAATTGTTCTAATTTCGGGCTTAAATAAACTGGTGTATTACCATTAGTAATGTCAGTTAATACCCAACCGCCTGTGATGTTGTTTTCGCGGTCATCATTCTCGTAATCAAAGTGCAATGTTAATGTTAGTGTTGTTGTCATGTTATTAGTTTTAAATTTTGGCAAATATAAAAATAAAATAATTAGCAAACAATTTTATTTTTAAAAATATTATTAGTAGGTTTGCCGAAACTTTTAACAACTAACAGAATGAAAGCAGTAATAGAAGAAATATCAATAACATACACCCAAGAATGTGATGAATCAAGCCAAGACTGGCAGTCACTTAAAATATTTACAAACGATAATGGAGCTTGTAAATACATAGTTTTTCAAACACAACGATGGGCTATTGACAACATTGATGAACTTGTAGAAATACTTAACGACTTTAAACTTAAAGCAGGAATATAAACTAACAAAACAACTAACAAAATGAAAGCACTAATTCAAAAACTACTATTCGGTTACCGAAACAACCCCAATGCGTACACTCCCAAAGGAGGCGCAAAACTTACGTATAAAGGTGGCAATGCTGAAGCCATACATTCAGCATTAGTGTTGATGCAATACAATATACGCAATGCCGAAAAAATCAATTAAACCACGCAATAGAAAGACAAGCCGCTACATTAGTGATGCTTACGTAAACATCATAAGACCTGAAGTAATAGACCCACAACACTGGGATATGTGGCTAAAACATAATGCAGGACTAACACAAGTTGAAATCGCAATGCTATTCCACGTAAAGAAGTTCGAAGTTGTACAAATACTTGCAACGGTTGTGGAGCTTCTAAAATACAAACCGAAAATTATCGAAAAGGAATGGACACAAGAATTTCGTGTATGGATAGATGGGCAGTTATTTAGGGATAAGATAAGGGCCAAACTACATGCCGCTTATAAGGTGGCTAAGAAAACCAATAGTAATCATTTATTAATAATGTCAGAGGTATAAACTAAAACTAACTAACTAACTAAACATGATATACAGAGACCATTTTCAAAATTACAAAGGTTATGCGATACCTAAAGCGCAATTAATTATAGCAGATATTCCTTATAATTTAGGCAATAATGCTTATGCTTCAAATCCATCATGGTATAAAGATGGAGACAATGCAAATGGCGAAAGCGCATTAGCTGGTAAAAGTTTTTTTGATACCGATGAGGATTTTAGACCTGCAGAATTTATGCACTTTTGTTCAACAATGTTAAAGGCTGAAACTAAAACAAAAAAAGTTGATGGAGAAGCAAGGCAAAAAGGCGATGCCCCATGTATGATTGTTTTTTGCGCATTTGACCAACAAATGTATTTAATTGAACTTGCTAAAAGATACGGTTTAAATAATTACATAAATTTAGTATTTAGAAAAAACTTTTCGGCCCAAGTATTAAAAGCAAATATGAAAATTGTAGGAAACTGTGAATATGCATTAGTTTTTTATCGTGACAGATTGCCAAAATTTAGAAACAATGGCAAAATGATTTTTAATTGTATGGATTGGCCACGTGATAATGTAAGCGAAAAAATACACCCTACTCAAAAACCTATTGAATTACTAAAAACATTAATTGAAATTTTTACAGATAAAGGCGATGTTGTTATTGACCCTTGCGCTGGTAGTGGTTCTACATTAGTGGCTGCTGAAAGATGCGGGCGTAAATCATACGGATTTGAAATAAAAAAAGACTTTTACAATGCTGCTAAAAAATGGATTGAAGAAGAAAAAACAACTATTAAAGAAATAGCAGAACTCGGATTCGCTAAAACAGAATTGTCAAAACTAAACCCAACACTATTTTAACATGATAAACTTTCACAACTGCGATAATATGCAGTTTATGGCTGAGATGCCTGACAAGTATTATGATTTGGCTATTGTTGACCCGCCGTATGGGAATATTGATGCAATAGGATTAACAGACAATAAAAAACAAGGAAAGCAAGCGACAAAAAGAAAAGGCTATCGTTTATTTGAAAACATTGCACCCGATAACACATATTATTTAGAACTTGAAAGAATTAGTAAAAATCAAATTGTTTGGGGCGGTAATTTTTTAGGACTTTGTGGAGGTGTAATTGTATGGCAAAAAAATGGAACTGCATTTGGTGAGGCAGAGATTGCAATTTGCTCAACACATAAAAGCGTTCAAATATTTGAATACACTTGGAACGGTATGATTCAACAAGATATGAAAAACAAAGAGCAACGAATCCACCCCACCCAAAAACCCGTTGCCCTTTACGAATGGCTCCTATCAAAATACGCAAAGCCAAACGATAAAATCATAGATACACATGGTGGCAGCGGCTCAATAGCCATAGCAGTTGACAAAGCGAACACATTAGACAAAACAAACTATTCACTTGACATTATTGAACTCGATAAAGATTACTTCGATGCCTCACTTAACCGATTTAAACAATACAAATCACAAACAACACTATTTTAATATGAACATAACCGCAGAACAACCAAGAATCAAACCAACCAAAGAACAACTAAAACAAGAATACAAACAGATGTTAGCACTTGTTGAGCATAACGGATCAAGGCCAGCGAAATGCAACCCTATAACCGAAGCCGCTAAACAATTTGGCTACACTCGGCCCGGTATTGCGCGGTTAATGAATGGCAAAGTTGATAGGTGGAAGCCACAACATTTTATGATTTATGATTTTCTTAAAGCATATTTAACATAAATTAACACTTTAGTTGAAAATATTATTTTGAGGTAATGAAATTAATTGTACATTTGCATCAACAAATAACAACAACAACTAAAAACACTAACAACATGACAAATTTAAACATTCAAATCGGACAAGAAGTAGTAAGAAGTAAAGGTGATTATACAGTAGGTAGAATAGGTAATGTAATAGCTATTGATTTAGAAAAAAACAAAGCGCAAGTATCTTGGAATATTCATAATAAAACTTGGGTTAGTTTGAATGCAATAGAATTAACATCAATTCCTTACGAAATAATAACAACTATTCCAAAAGACAAATACGCTAATACATTTCCTAAATATAAAAGAATAGGATAAACTAACACTAACAAACAAGGGGGCTAAACACCCCCATTTACAAACCCAATAAAACAAACTAACATGAACACAATCAACATCATCACAAAAGTATCAACCACAACAACTTGGCAAATCGAAAATTCTAAAGAGCGTATTGAATACGAATCAGACAATGAAACATTCTACGTGTGGAATAAAGACAACGAAATAACCGCTTCTATTGACCGTAAAGATGCATTCTGGACAATGCAATTATGTGACCTTGCAGTTAGCAACGACAAGCACGAAATTAACTTGCAATTCAACGATTATATTCCGCACACCTCATTCTTATCAATGGTATTAACAGATTTCTTACACAAAAACAAATAAATAAACAATTATGACAATCAAAGGAACAATTAAGCGCATAGGCGCAACAGTATCAGTTAGTGATGGTAAATTCTCAAAGAGAGAACTAATCCTCACAACCGCAGACCAATACCCACAAGTGGTATCTATCGAATTGCAACAAAAAGCCTGCACATTAGCAGATTCGCTTTCAGTTGGTCAGGACATTGAGGCGCACATCAACATTCGTGGTCGTGAGTGGACATCGCCACAAGGTGAAGTTAAGGTATTCAATACGATTGCATGCTGGAAAGTGGATAGTAATCCGTTTACCGAAGCAGCACCTGAATCGATTTCAGACGATAACTTATTTTAAATCTTAATACATAACTAACATGAACACAAAAACACATTACAAAGTTCTTAGAAACCCAAACTACATCGGTGGTTGGGACTTAACAGATGCCGATAAAACCGTAACCATTACCAAAGTGGATAAAGAAAAGGTCCACGATGGTAAAGGTGGCGAATCCGAATGCTGCATAGTGCATTTTGCTGAATGCAAACCGATGGTTGCTAACGCTACCAACTTAAAGCGCATATCGAAGCTATTAGGTAGCCCATTTATTGAAGACTGGACTAACAAACAAATAGTATTAACAACCGAAAAAGTTCGCGCATTCGGTGAGATTCACGATGCAGTTCGTGTTTCAACAAAGCCAGTAGTTAAACCGACATTGACCGGTGAAGCAATCGAAAAGGCCAAAGCAGCCATCGCTGCGGGATCAGTTACAATAGATGCAATAAAGAAAAAGTATAATGTTACTAACGAGGTGGAGGCTCAATTGACCAATGGATAAAATTTTTAAAATACATTGCTCTCAAATCGGTAAGATAATGAGCAACGCAAAAACTAAAGGAGAATTGTCAGCAACGTGCAAAACATTCTTAATGGAATGGTATGCAAATGACCGAGAACAAATCCATTCCAAGTATATTATGAAAGGTAACTTAGTTGAAATTGACCTAATTGATTTTATGGCCGAGCAAATCGGACTTGGTATGGCCGAAAAAAACGAAGTAACGGTGCATAATGAATGGATGGTTGGAACGTGCGATGTAATTACTAATCACTTAATAGTTGATGTTAAGGCAGCGTGGTCGCGTAAAACATTGCAGCAACAAGCTATTGAGGGAATGAATAGCGATTACGAGTGGCAAGGTCGCGGTTACATGGCACTTTATGAAAGGCCAACGTTTATAGTTTTTCATGGCCTTATGAACACACCAGAGGAGGCGAACTATGATGGCGAGGTTGTTTATGATGACTTACCAGATAACGAAAGATGGGTTGCCTATCAGGTGCAGCGCGATGTAACTATTGAACAACAGATAATTCAACGTGTGATTCAGTGCCGAGAATGGTTGGAGCAATACGATAAAAAAATGCTTGCTACTTTGGGAAAAATTCATTAAGTTTACAAAGTTGTTTCGGTCTCACATTATAGAAACATAACAATATTGGCCCTTATAGAGGCGCAAGGAAGTGAGACCCCTTGCAAATCTTTAAGGGCTTTTTTAATTTTAACAGTTATGAAAATATTTTTTATAAAGTCACCAAGCGGTAAAGTTTACACACTAAACGCTGATACAAAGTTTCACGCTATTCAAAAAGCAATAGTTAAGGATGATTTTAAGTATAATTCAAATCAATACAAATGAATCCTATTTTTAACTATTACGAAGCGGATATCAAACGTAGCACTCCACTTGGTAGTGTTACGCTTGAATATCTTATAAATGCGATTAGAACACCTAAAAAAGATATCCGCAATGTATTTGAGGAGATAAGGATTGCGGAGGAAAATAAAGACATGGCCAAAAAGCAAGCATTAAAGTCAAAACTATACTCATTCACTCCATGTGTTTACGTTAATGGCCCGCGTAAGTATTCTAATATTCAACATTGGACTGGATTGCTTGTTTTGGATTTCGACCATTTAGCATCCGATGTCGCAGTTGAATTTAAAGAGTATTTATTTAATGAATACAAATACATAATAACCGCGTGGCTATCGGCTTCAAGGCATGGTGTTCGCGCACTGGTTAAGATTCCGATTTGCACTTCGGTTGATGAATTTAAACAATACTATGCAGGCATTGAGCGACACCTTAACTGTTACAATGGTTTTGACACAGCGCCAAAGAATTGCATTTTACCTATGTTTATAAGTTACGATGCCGACATTCTACACAGAAATGATGCGCAAACTTGGTCAACAAAACACATTGAAATCGTTAGGCCTGCGACTAAACAATACATAATTGATGACAAAACTTCAACAATAGAACGTATTATTGCAAAAAAAATAAACGTAATTGTTGACAATGGTCATCCACAATTAAGGGCCGCAGCTTATTTAATGGGTGGTTATGTTGGTGCTGGTTATATTGACCAACAACATGCTATTGATGCAATGCAGAAAATGATTGATGGCAACGGTTATCTATCGCAAAAGGCATCAATATACAAGCAAACAAGCAAAGAAATGATTAACAAAGGAATTACACAACCAACTTATTTAAACAAAGCATGAGCGACAAATTTAAAAAACCTGAATCAAACCCGCTTTTAAACGCGGTGGATTACTTCAACTTCTTTGGCTCATTTATTTCAATTTTCGAGGGCATAAAACAATGCAACGTAAAATCCGAAACGGAAGTGTGTTTACTTAACCCTGATAGTTTAGATCCACAGGAACTTAACAAACCGACTTTCATTCTCAATAAGTTAAACACTATTGATGTGATGAAAAAAAATAGTTACCGACTTGGTGTTGGGGCCAAAGTTTCTAAATTTATGGTTTTAGCCGCAGTTAAATTCCAAGGCGATTCATTTGCTGCAATGTCTTATGTTAATTTTGAAATAATGAAATCCGATATACCTTATATTAGGGTGGGAACTGATTACTTTAAAGTTATAGCCAAAAAAGACAGATACAAATCTGAAAACACACTTCTTAAACCTTGGAAAAAAGATGAAATAAAGCAAGACCATGGCAAACAATTACTCGGAATGATTTATAAGTTTGATGACTTTACTATCTATCCCGACAATGTTGAATATACTCCAGTGCTTAACAACTGTTATAACCTTTACGCTAAATTTGCGCATAAATTCGTTATTGATGAGGTCAACACAAATGATATACCTGTTACCTTGGGATTGATTAATCACATATTTGGTGAGCAATGGGAGCTTGGTTTGAAATACATGAAAATACTATACGAATATCCGCGCCAAATATTGCCAGTATTAGCACTTGTTTCTACCGAGCGCGAAACGGGTAAAACAACTTTTCTTAATTGGATTCAAATGTTGTTTGGAGAAAACACTACCTTAATTAACCCAAGTGACCTTACAAGTAACTTTAATGATGCTTATGCGACAAAGAACATTATAATGATTGATGAAACTACAATTGACAAACAACACGCAATTGAAAAGTTGAAATCAATAGCAACTGCAAAAACAATGTCGGTTTCACAAAAGTTTGTTAGTCATTATAGTGTGCCATTTTTTGGCAAAGTTATTTTTTGCACGAACAAAGAATCTGACTTTATGAGAATTGATGAAGAGGAAATTCGCTTTTGGGTGCGCAAAATTAAACTTATTAAAGGCAAAAAAAACACTAACATTGAAAACGATTTATTTAACGAGATACCAAAGTTTCTTAAATATCTTATGCAACTTCCTGCAATAGACTTCAGCAAATCGCGTATGGTTTTTACCAAAGATGAAATACAAACCGAATCTTTACACGCTGTAATGGAGGAAAGCAAATCAACATTGAGAAAAGAAATAGAAATGAATTTTGAGGATTTCTTTATGAATAATGATGGCATAGAATTTATTGAAGTAACTGCGAGGGATGTTAAGGAAAAATGGTTTAATACTAATAATCAAATTACAATGTCTTATATTCGTAAAGTTATAAATGATGAAATGAAAATCTTATGTTTAAAAAATAAAAAGTATAAAGGATTTCCAAATGAGAACTATCCACAAGTGAGCAAAACTGGACTTCCTTTTCTATTTAAAAATCCGTATCATATTAAAAATAAAGTAGTTAATAAACAAAACGATTCAGTTGATGACCCTAATGAAGAGATGCCAAGGTTTGCGTAGTAATATTACTAAAATTACTAATTACTATTTAATATGCTGAAAATCAACAAAGTAATAAATATCGGTAATAATCCAAAAGCTATGGCAAAAACATATCAAAAACAAAAAACGTATAAATGTTGTATTTCTCTATTACTTTATTACTTTTTAATAATAATAATAATATAGAGCAATGGTAGTAAGGCATACGCTTGGTAATTTTTTGGTAATTTTTAAGTAATTAATAAGTAATAGTAATCAATATGAAAATTTACACAATCCCAGAATTCGAACTTTATTACCACAATCAATACAAACGGTCTAACATGAATCAAGCGTTTTGGCAAACATTACCGATTGAACGATTTAACCTGAATAAAAAGAAAATCGTTAAGAAGCGCAAAGCGGAGCTCACGACTAATCATTTGGATTTACCCGTTAACAATGTTATCCAACCGAAAGAAACCAAAGATGCATTTAACACCAATAAGTTTACCGATTTGATTATTGCCTACCTTAAAGCAGTACACAGTTGCAATAGTGCAAGGCGAATAAGCAGCGAGGGCAGATATCGAAAGGGTATCGGTTACATTGCAGGTCTTAACAAAGGAATGGAAGACATACAATGTATATTGAGAGGTAAACTATTTGCGATTGAAGTCAAATCACCAACGGATAAAATGGGAGAAGCACAACTTAAACGCAAAGCAGCAATCGAATCAGATGGGGGTAATTACATTGTAGCTACATCGTTTGAGCAACTGCAAAGTGAATTGCTTAACTTATTAAAATAATTCTTATCTTTGTGCTATGAAAGCCGATGACAAAACGACCAAAAAACGACCTCAAAAACTATTTAAAGGCGATGAGGGTGTTAAGTTTAGCAAAGACAATCAACCACCGCCTGAAAACAAGAGCAAAGGTTGGGAGGCAAGGCGCGCCGAAAGGTTACTAACCCAAAAGATTATCGAAAAACTAACTGGCGCCAACAACCTGGAAGAGTATGTCGATAGTTTATTTAACAACGCTAAGATGGGCAATGCTAAGGCAATTGACACATTGAATAACGGAATTGAGGAACAAATAACTAAAACCGAAACGACCATCACAGACACGCGACCACCATCAACGGTCACGATGCCTGATGGAACTAAGATTGAAATTTAATGAACGTTGACTTACAAGCCAACCCAAAGCAGTATGACTTTTACATACAAGCAATGGCAGCGGCACAAGGCGCAACAGAGAAGCGCAACTTGCTTTACGGGGGCGCAATTCGTGGTGGCAAGTCATTTATTTGCGCCACGATCTGTTTGCGTTTGGCTTCAATGTACCCAAATAGTAAGTGGCATGTAATAAGGTCAGACTTTCCGAAGTTAGTTAAGACAATCATACCGACATTTGAAAAGATTATCGATGGCTCACCACACTTTAGGTGGTCACGCGATAAGTCAAACTACTTCTTAGAGAATACCAAAACAAAATCAAAGATATTCTTTATGGCTGAGAACATAAGCCATGACCCCGAACTTAACGCGTTTTTAGGACTTGAAACAAACGGTATATACTTTGAGCAAATTGAGGAGTTAAGTAAGAAGTTATGGAACATAGGCAGCTCACGCGTTGGCTCGTGGTACATTGATAAGATGCCAACACCTTTGATATTAGCAACGTTTAACCCGACTCAAACTTGGATTAAGGATGAGATACATATTCCGTATTTAAAAGGCGAATTAGGGCCAGAGTTTTACTATCAGTTAGCTTTGCCCGATGACAATGCATTCGTAACCGAGGAGCAACGTAAAGTGTGGTCACGTATGGATGAGCGTTATAAGCGGCAGTTTATTGGTGGCGATTGGACAAACTTTGATATGGATGGCAACAGATGGGCCTATGCTTACGATTCGACTAAACATCTTAAGCCCGTTGAACTTAACAAACAACTGCCCATCATACTTAGCTTTGACTTTAACCGTAATCCAATATGTTGCTCGGTGTTGCAAGTTATGCCGCCATCAACGATAAGAGTTAAGGAAACCATTAAGTTAGCCAACAGCGACATCTATCAACTATGCGATGTTATTAAAAGCAAGTATGGCAATGCACTATACCAAGTAACTGGCGATGCAAGTGGCAAGTCATCGAGTGCATTGGTGCAGGATAACCTCAACTATTATGTTGTCATTCGGCAGAAGTTTAACCTCAGCAACAATCAAATGTTAGTTCCGAGCGTTAACCCATCGTTAGAGGACAACAGAATGTTAGTCAACTCACTTCTTGCGCGTGGCAATGTAGAACTTGACCCGCAGTTTACTAAGGGCTTGCAATTCGATTTGGAAAATGTGGCGGTGTTGCCAGATGGGACAATAAAAAAAACAGACCGAAACGATCCGACTCAACAAGCGGATGCTTTAGACACATTTCGTTATGCATGTAACACTTATTTAAAAAATTTCATATATTTGCACAATGTTTAGCGTAATCATTCCAACTATGTGGAGAAGTCCACGAATAATCAAGCTTGTTGAAGACCTTTGCGCTTGCGAATTTGTCGGTGAGATAATTATAATTGACAACGATACAACTGAATACAGACCTTTGCCGCTTAACGCTAAGTATGACATTCACCTAATGGCTGAAAACATTTATGTAAACCCCGCGTGGAATTACGGAGTTGAGCGTGCTAAGTATGATAACATATTGATATGCAACGATGATATTAACTTCAATCCTGCATTCTTATCGATATTTGATGATTCATTGCAGCACGTTGGTGTTATCGGTATGGCATTTGAAAACTACCAACTAAAGAAAGATGCTAACATACATTTGAAATCAATGAAGCAACGCCCATACGGTTGGGGGTGTATGATGTTGATGCATAAATCTAAATACGTTGCTATACCCGAAGACCTATTGATTGCAAAT